GTTTTGAGAGTAAGTAGTGTTGTGTGTGTTTTGAGTGTGAGTAGTAGTTTCAGTTCTGTCGCAAGTATAAGAAAACAAACAAACAAACAAACAAACAAGTAAACAAGCAAACCCCAGCGCCACGTAATGAATCGTAACGTTCGTGCCGCTGCCCGTGAAGCTAAGGAAGTCGATGACCAAATTGCTGGCATCGCCGTCGAGGACGACGAAAAAGATCTTCGAGCCCGGTTGAATCGATTAACCGTTCCCACCCGCCCCGTAGCCCGCCAGGTCTCTCCAGCTTTGTTCCAGTACGCTGGTCCTGACAATGATGATGATTGGCGTGACAACCGCCCGCGCCGCCAGACTAGTGGTGTGTGCCGTTGGTTTTTGCAGGGGCGCTGTACTTATGGCAACAGGTGCCAGTTCAAGCATCCTGTGTCTGACCAGTATGGATCGCGACCAGGTCCGGTGGCCCCTATGGAGGGCAATTACACCGTAGACGATCCTGAACAGGAGGTTCCCACACCTCTCATACAGGTTACGACAACTTTTGCCGTTGACTCTGCCTTTCAGGCAGCTGTCAAACGTAGGTACCGCGCTGTGGCTGTTCCGATAGCCTCTCCCATGCCGACCCATCCGCATCCAATGACTGCCTTTGAGCGCAATTTGGTTCGCATGCGCCTCATGACCCAAGTCACGTCAAAGTGGCCTGGGGCACGCATCGTTGATTTCATGGGTTCACCTCGCCATCATCTGATGCAGTCAGCTAATGCTGCCGACTATCCAGCTGTTTGGGTCAATGCTCCGGCATTCTGCCCACTTGATTCGGTTGAACAGGCTAAAACTTTACGCCTCAACCAATGGTGTGACTGCGCCCGCTACCGCGGTGATGCATTCACTTGCAATGTTGTGGAGGAAAAGGACGTCACTGCCCAGTTGTGTGATCATCTTGAAAAATGGTTTGGACCCCATTCGTTTTTGAAGCCACCTGAGAAACCTGATGTCCCTCAAACTGTTGTCATGACCGCCTACGGTGGTTATTATTTGACACCTGGTGACATTGTCCGTCTGTGTCTGCGTAGCACCACAGGGTGCTTAGTCATGGCTATCCAAGCTTTCCCGGAGCCCCGGGGAGCCCATTGTTGCGGTGAGGTTACTTATTCTTGCCGTAATAATGGTGTCGTCGATGTGCGTGTCGGAGCTGGAACTGTCTCCACTGCCGCTGCGTATCGACATTCTGCCATGCACTGGTTGAACCGCAAGTTTTTGGATACGGGTGTTGCTGGTGCCTCAACTTTGGCTTGGAACGTCGTTGAACAGGTTGGTGACACTTTCATTTATGAGTTTGCCCTCATTGACAAACCAATCATGAACCAGATTGACTCAGAGTTGCCTACCACCGCTGCCATGTTCGCCCAGAGTGATTATTGGGGTCCGACTGCTGAAACGGTTCTCGATCCCAAACCCGCCGCTCGCAGCACTACCTCCGATGAGTTTAAGGCATATTGTGTCTACTCATTTGGTGATAAGGTAGGATTTTCAACGACACCTGATGAATTCCCTGTCGTCTGTTATCCAAAGTTCATCGTTGGTAAGACCCGCATGTGGCTATCTGGTAAGGTCCGTGATTCATCCACATGGAAGGACCTTCTCAACTATGTTAAGGTGTTGTGTCGCGGCGCTCATGTTGATTGTGAGTCTTTTGGTGGCGTTTTTATGGCCTTCTGTGCGTGGACTTTCAACCGCGATATTGACAATGAGAATGCTCTTTTGTTGTCGCAATATGGTCCCACTTATCGCTGGTTTTTCGACAAGTTCGGCGGGTTTTTCCCCTCGTGGTTGCTCCACCAGAATCTTGCCCGCAACCCGTATGATGCCGACACAGCCTACAAGCTGGCCCTTCGTGGTGGGTTGATCGGCATTGCTGCTGCCACTGCCTTCGCATTTTGGATGATGACACGTAATGACCCATCCGTTAAGAAGAAGGTGCGAATCCCCGATACAATGTCGTTCTTGAGTCCAATCATCGATCGTGTCTCTCCCTTTTGCGGTGACATTTACATCTGGATTCAAAATGTCTTCCAGGGCCTTCGTGACAAATTGCCAGCGTCAGCACCCACCCAAGTCGCCTCCTATACTTTTCCTCAGGCTGTGCCGACCCGCTGGTCACGTGTTGTGGCATGGTTTTACCGCAAGATGGGCATTTTGAAAGCTGTGTGGTCCGACGACATTTTGGTAAATGCTGCTGACATTGCCAAAGAATATTCAGTTCCATTGGAAAAGCTCAAGGAACAAACTACGGCCGACATTGACTACTTATGTCAGCGCCGACCACGCGCTTGGGCTGCATTGATTGACATTTTCGTAGCACCGTACATTGAAGAAGCCCTCAAACGTGTCGTTGGTAATCCATTTGTCGTGTCAATTGTCGAGAGCTTCATTCGACAGGACACGTTGAGTGACGCATGTTGGCGCGCTGTTATTCACAGCCTTTTCTTCGTCATGCCATTCAAGCAAGCAGTGAGTGCCCACAGTATTTATAACATGCTTGCCGTGTTGCTATGGGCTAAGCGTTTAAGGCAATTGCGAGCTGCTTTGCCTTTGTGGTTGCTGATTCCTGCTGCCTTTTTCTTGGCTTATAAGCATTACACTCGTCCCATTGTCAATCGGTTGACTTGGCAACCAATTGCTGAACAATTCCGTCGCAATGGGTCTTGTCCCAGCGCCCCGTGGATGCCCCCTGTTGTTCAGGCCGAGCCACTTTTGCAATTGCCATCACGCAATTCTGATGTCATGCCGGAAATCATTGATGAATCATCCAGAATATCCGTTGTCCGTTATGATTTCCGAGAAGGGCAGCCAGCCCGTTTATACGGCTTCGGCATTTTGCGTTCCCTCCCAACCAACTTTTCCTCCAATACCAACAACGAGGAATCTGCCCTGCGCGCCCGAATGTTATTTCCTTTGCGCAAAGATCCCGGAGAGTTTTATACCTCGTTTTGTCACACCATGTGGGAATTGGCTCGCCAGGTTAAAGTGGCCGACTTGCAATTTGAAGAATGGAATGAACGATACCCATCGGCCCAGCAGCGTGAAAATCATCGCAAAGCTCGTGACAACATTGACCTACCATTGCGTGGTATTGATTTGAGTCTTAAGACCTTCATTAAACAGGAGCTCCTGCCACTGTCTCATGGCAATGAAGTTGCTGGAAAAGCCCCCCGCGTCATCTGTGGTCATCATGATGCTTATAATGTTATTGCCGGTCCTGCTTTCTTGGCAGTTAGCAAGGCTATGGCTGCTCACTTCGACCTCACCAACAACATTTGTTATGCCAATGGAGTGACAGCTGAACAGATGGGTGCGTGGTTCGGTAATGCCGTATTGCACGCCCGCAGTCGTTGGAATGATTTCCCCACTGCAGTCGACCCAAAGGTTTATGGTGGCCATGTTCCGGCTATTGGCAATCCGCATGCTTATACGAAGCATGATGATCTGCATCGCACAATTGATGCTCGTTATTATCAGGAAGTACTCTTTAACAACACCATTTGTTGCGCCATTTTTGATTTTTCGAACTTTGATGGCAGTCAGGCGCAATTCTTGCAGGAAGCTGAGCATCGGGCTTACAAGTTGATGGGGGCCGACCGTCTTGCCATTGCACTTGAGGAACAGCAGTCACACCGCTTCCGTGGTGAAACCCCACATGGGGTCCGATTTGTTGGTACAGGCCGCCGTCATTCAGGAGCTCCCACCACCTCACCCGGTAACTCACTCATCTCCATGTCTTTCTTTGCCTCTGTGTTGCGTCGCCACGGCATTTCTGATGACGCCTGGCGTTTAATCGTTCTTGGTGATGACACACTATTGGTTTTTCGTGACAAACGCATTTTACGCTTACCCTGGGCACAATGTGCTGATGATTTGGGTATGACTCTTAAGGTCAAGTTCAGCCGACCCATTGATGCTGATTTTTGCAGCTGTCGTCCGTATCCGGCTGCCGACGGCATCGTCTTTGGGCCAAAGTTATTCCGCATGTTGGGCAAGACGGGATGGTCGTTATGCAATGAGCCCAACTGGAAAAAACACATTGCTGGTGTGATGCGAGGCTTGTGGAATAATGTTAGTTGGCTTCCAATCATTGGTCCGATTGCCCATAAAGCTGTGGCACTGAGTGATGATCAGTGTATCCATGTCGACCCCTATAAGGTTTTGGCTTTCAAGGCTCATGAACCGTCGGAATTTTTGTATCCGTTTTTGTCCGTTGTGTACCACGTGTCAGTTGAACAGTTGAAGCGGATTGATCAACTCGTCCGCTCCTGTGAATTACCATTGTTGTTGACCGAAGATCTTCTGTCACAATTGTGTGCTTATGACAATGGTCGGGATTTTCATGATGGGTTAGCTTTTGAACACGGCGTTGCGCCCGTGGCCCCTTGCGATGCTGCTCCTACAAACCAACGTTTGATTCACGAAAACGTCATCGAAGCAATTTTCATCGTCTTCTGTAGCAGCAACACCAATCAAAGAACACCCTGTAGCAGCCGTTGTTCCAGTTCCATGCCTCCTAAATCCTCACGCCGAAATCGCCCTCAAGTGGTACGCCGCAAAGCACGTGTGGCGTCCAAGAGAGTACGGGCCCGTGCTCCACGTGTACGTAATCGCCGTAATGGACGCGGATCCCAGGTCCCTGCCCGACGGGTTACTGGCTTCCGCCCAGCTCCAATGGCAATGCGATCGAGTAACACTGTCGACCGGACTCGAGTCTCCGGTACTGAGATGTTCGGCCAGGTTGTCAGTGCTCAAGTCTTTACCGAGAAAGTCAACGCCTTCTGGGTCAACCCCGCCAACACTGGAATGTTCCCCCGACTCTCTGGGCTCGCCGCTCTCTACGAAAAATGGCGACCCGCCGGACCAATCACCTTCAAGTATACCCCAGCCTGTTCCTCAACCACAAATGGAACTATCGGATACTATGTCGACACCGATGCCGCCGACACATCCACCACCGCCACGTCGATGCCGCAAGTAGCTTCAAATGCTATCTCTGTTGTCGGTGGTGCCTTCACTGCCTCTAGTGCCACTTTGAAGCCCAATCAGGACCCGTACAAGTGGTACTATACTCAGCCAGCTGGCACTGATGAGTTGGAGGGCGACCGTACTGCTCTGGCCGGCATCCTGCACGTTTTCGTTGAGGGTGGTCCCAATACCACAGACGTCCTTGGCTGGATGTCCGTCTCATATGACATGGAATTCCAGACTTTTCGCCCACCAGCTGGTGATGGTTTTGAGCTCGTCAATGCTTCAACACAAGGGCTCACTGGTGGTAGTGCCACACCATTGAAATTGTCACCTGACTCGGCCGAGGATGCATTCGATTGGAAGGCTGGACCCACCGCCAATCGCTTTGACAATAATGCTGCTGCTCCCCTTGCCAGTGCTTCAACTCCAGTCACGTATGGCAATTATCGTTTGATCAAGCCGGTCGTTGGGAAATACCAGACCGTTGCTTTTAAGTTGCCCATTTCTAACCCTTCTGGGAGGGTTATTGCTTGTTCTGATCACTCCCCGCGTTCGGGGGGGGACGACCTGACTCCTGCGGACCTCAAGCAGGATGATTCAGGCGTCTGGTGGTACCAGTTGCCCGATGACGAGGCTTGGTACCCGTGCCCGCTTGAAAATGAGGTGAAAGCGGGCCCTATGGCTACCGGCGATGTCAAGGTTGATATCGTCGCTTATGCTTCTTCTGGTGTTGGTACAGTTATCTACACTAACACCTTTAATATCCTCACTGCTGCCACAATTGCTGCCGTTGTTTCTTTGTTTCCAGCGGCGGCTACATGGCTCGTCTGTAAAGTTACTGCGACAGACACACGCACGGTTGCCGGTTTGACCACTACAATCGGCCCAGTGCGCTCACGCTCAGGATAGTTGTGAACACACGCAACTCCAGCCAGGGGTAAATGGCTGGCATTAGTCATATTTTCTATAATTGAGGAG